GTACAAAAACTGGAACAGATTATCCACTTTTTGCGCTCAAACAACACGCATCAGCACGCAGATGCACTCCTGGAATTGAAAAATTGTTATTCTGAGCCCTTGCTTTTTAAGAATGAACGGAAGTTTAGGGCATATTTAGCTTGGTGTCATATCTACGATCTACCGCATCATCCGGCATTTGCTCATGTTCTCACTCAAACTTGAGTGTAGCCACAAGCTGTGGATACAGTGTGGCATAATCAGATGCCCACTTTGGAACTCGCTTGAATGGCTTGACATTCTTGTACTCGTCAATGACCTTCTTGTCCATCTCCGGGGTTCGCGGCGTCTTTGCTGGTGCAATCACCTCAGGACCAATCCGCATCCCACTCTTCAGCGCACAGAACTCATCTCCACCCAAGATTGCCAGCTCCTGCATCTGACCCATCGTCCAACCAATTGTTGTACCAGAATGATCGAATTTAATAAGCTCAAAGATAGCAAGCATCTCCGGATCCGTGCTCATTCCCCATCCATAGCGAGGCTCGCTTGGACCTCGCTTGACATACTCCCACGCGCCCGTCTTCTCGATGGCGTTCTCTGCCTCCTGAAGCATCTTATTCTCCTCCTCCGTGTATCCGATAGAGCAGTAGTTGAGAGGCATTTTCGACTGAATGTAAAAATTTTTGTTCAGAACAGATCCATTTTGGACGTGCTCTAGCGGTCAAGCTTTCGAAGATCATCCTGATCATAGCCCTCCCACATCTCCGCCAGCTCGACCTCGCGGATGCGAAGGAGCTTATGCCAGTCCTCGTACTGTCCCGGTGTCATCCCGCGACCCATCATCGCCAGCTTCTCTTCGATGTTGCTCATCTCCTCGCGGACAGTGTCGGGCGTCCGATGTGGGATCGGTCCGTAGCGAACCTCGTAGCACTTGAGGCAGTAGGTATCGCTCCATAGCGATCGGCTGCCACATCCTCGGCAAGGGTCGCTAGACTCTTCGTCGCAGGTCTGGCACATCCGCCCCGAACCATCGCAGGTGCACTTCTGCTGGCAACTCTGTGGACAATCGGGATGATCTCGGTCATCGCAGACCCGGATGCCACGCTCGTAGTCCCACTCGCCGTGGCAGACGTGCACCACCGGCGAATCTTCCCCGAACCGCTCAGTCCAGCAGTAGCTACAGTAGCCGTTCGCCCCGATGAACAGCTCCATCCCACAGCCCGGGCACTCTGTCGTCGAGTCCGTCTCGTGATCTTCGCAAGCCTTTCCACTCATCTCAACTTCCTTCTCACAATCAAGATCGCGACAGAAGAACGTGTGCTTGTTGATTGACATTTTCACCACCACATTCCTTCTTTCCTGGACTTATCAAATCCGTTTTGGACGGAAGTCCTTCGAGATGAAATACTGATTGTAGCAAATCTGCTTGTCCAGGACGTAGCCAAATCGCCAAAGATACTCGGGGATTTGCGGATCATTTGTGACATTCTCAATCACCATCAGCGACGGAGCAATCTTGGTAAGATCAAGTCCGTGCAGGCAGTCGAGTTCACCGCCTTCAATATCAAGCGTCAGGACATCGATCTTGGTCAGACCAGGAATCTCCTTTTCAATAACACTCGTCAGGCTTCTCTGTGGAACTGAGATCTGCGTAACACTCGTCGGAGCCCAACCCCAGATCTTCGTGTGCTCTTCTGCGATATTGATGGCAGAGTACGAGGCGGTCCAGTTTGGATGACTGGGTACAAATCGTTGATCCACGACGACATTGAACGTAACTGACTCTTTGTCCTCATCTGCAATGGCGTAGTTGAAGACATTCTTGCGATGCTCCTTCAAGAGCGGAATCAGTCCAGTATTTGCCTCAAACAGATAGCACTCCCATCCATTCCGCTCAAAGTGATACGAGTTGTTGATTGTGATGGGCTCCCACGCGCCCACCTCAAAGAAAACACCCTTGTAGTTGTAGTCCGGGAAGTAGCTACGGATCTGCTGGTCTACCGTTCTGTTGCCGTGTAGTTCTCCGCCCTCTCCGTGAAAGGATCCGTACATTTGACTCTATTCGATGTAGTTCTGTAAACGATACAAGGTTGATTTCAACCCTCTATCGTTCTCCAACTTTCGTCTTCATTGAACTTTGGTTTATATCTACTTACCCATCTTACCCTTGAGCGCCTTCCAGGCAAACGAGGACACGAGCGCGAACACGACCGCGTGCGTGATGTTGACCGTCATCGTCGATCCACCCGGGGGGAGGCGGACGAGCACACCTGGGATCAGGAAGTAGAACAGCGCGGCAACGAATGCGAGCTTGACGAACATATTGTTTACTTCTACTTAGGAAAATTTAAGCAGGTGGCTTGGTTCCAAAAAAGTCGTGGAACACATGCTTCAGTTTATCATCCAGTGTATCCAGGAACACAAAAACCGCATACACGAAAATCATCTGTCCACCAAACGACTCAAGGTACCCCTCGAGGGCGGAGGTGACGGGCAACACGGGAATGAACGAATGGACCACATAGGTTGTCCAGAATGCAACCACGACAATAATCGAGATCTCGGTGGCTACGTCCAATAGCTGATACATATTAGACTGCTTCTCCCATTCAGGTCCAAACTCGGGAAAGATGCGCCACAGACACCACGACAGGAGACCACCAAGGAATACGTAAAAAACCGCAATCAGTACGAGGTTTGCCGTCAGGTTAAAGATATGCCCCTTGACGGAGGGCAGGGTATTGAGACCTACGTTCTTCATTACTTAGACAGAAGACAAGAGTATAGACTATATGGCAACTGTCCTTCGCACTTGGGGAAAGCACCTGATCCTTGACGCCGCCGGTTGCAGTCCGAAGATGATTGGAAATGCAGTTGTCGTTAAGAGTTTTGCAAAGTCTCTAGTGAAGCGCATCGACATGGTGCCGTATGGAGAGCCACAGGTTGTCATGTTCGGGTCGGGTAACAAGAAGGGATACACACTGGTCCAGCTGATTGAGACCTCGAATATCACCGCGCACTTTGTGGAAGAGAACAACTCCATGTATCTGGACGTGTTCTCCTGCAAGGACTTTGACCCGAGTGTGGTTGAGGAGGCGGTGAAGGAGTATTTTGATGCTCAGGTGTTCAAGTCTACGACAATTTTGCGCCAGGCACCGGTTGAGAAGCTGCGTTAAATACCAACCATCAGACAGGTCCCGGTCGTGGTGCGCGTACCATCAGGGCAGTTGGTTGCCTTTGTTTGAGCAGAAGGCATAGTGAAGTGCTCAGGAACAACGCGCTGGAGGATCAAGTATGCGACGGCAAATCCAACGAGCCAGAGTAACCATTTAGCGGCTTTTGTCATTTATCTTAGAAGTAGGTTTTCTTCACCCAGTTACGGTCGGCTTTGAATGTCCTTGCGCGCGTCGGAGATGTACGTTTCGTAAGAACCGCAACCGCATTCAGCTTGCGGAGAGTTGACAGACGACCATATGCACCCACCGCCTTTGCAATTGATGCGTGACGCTCACTTGCAGACGCTGTAGCATCGTAACCCATTGCCTTCAGTTCACCCTTCTTCAGAGGACCAATAACAGCAGGTCCCTTTCCCGGGGCACCCTGGTTCTTGACACAAGAATCCTTGACGCGATACATTGTTCCGCGCTTCAGGAGGCGACCGAGGAGCGTCTTCTTCTTCCGCGTGGCGATGTATCCCTTGCGACGGATCGTACCAGGAGGACACGCCTTACCACCCTCTAAACTGATGCCTTCATCCGAAAGCATAGGCGGTGGCTCACGACCACCCTTAAAAAGTTTGGCTTCCTGACGATCGTCTTCGTGCATTAGTAGTTATCGGGATTTTTCTTGGACGGACACGTAGAACATCCCTGACGAGGCTGAGCTGGCTTCCAAAAGTACATAAAAAATACGACAAGCGCAATAAGTGTGAGACCAAGAACGACCATTTACTACTTTGTCAGAAGTACTTCCGCACACTCAGAACACATAAACTCACCCGTTGACTCGTAAATGGTCTTGTACATAAAGTACTTGTAATCAAGACTCTTGCAGAATACGCACTCGTGCTTCTCCTTTTCAATCTTGAAGATCTCACAGGTATACCGCATTCCGTAATAACACTCTGGACATACGTCATCGTTGCAGTTTCGGCATCCAAGGACCTTCTTCAGTCCATACGCGGCGTGAGTCGTCATCGACGAGGTGCAGATTGGGCAGTCGGGCATCTTCAGCCTTGGTCTGGTTTACGGGTTCCGATCCATTTTAAGATAATGGGCATCCCGTACTATGTTGCGTCCCTATTGCGGACACACAAGCATATTCAAAAAGACGTTGGAAATGTAGCCTTGGAATGCGATGTGCTGGGATTGGATTTCAACGCATTTATTCACACGTATCTGAAGCCTGGGAACCCAATCGGTAGTGTGGTGGTTGCCCTGCGGAACTTTCTTCGCGATGTAGCCCGTGGAAAGAAGGTCTTGATTGCATTTGATGGATTGGTGCCCTATGCAAAGATTGTGCAACAGCGATACCGCCGGATGAAGCACCCAGAGCCTGCTGAGTTTGATAAGAATCAGATCTCACCTGGTACGCCGTTTATGATGGAGTTGGAGGATACACTGCGATTCTGCTTTCCCGAGTGCATCTTGTCTGGAACGGATGAACCGGGTGAGGGTGAGCACAAGATCTTTACGTGGATTCGGTCTTTGCCAGCCGACGAACGCAAGGATATCCTGATCTACGGAATGGATGCAGACTTGGTCTTGATCTCGGTTGCCCAGTCAGATCTTGGATCCATCAAGTTGATTCGCGAGAACCGTGATTCAGGATATTCGACCTTTGATGTGACGGCTCTTTGCGGTGTGTTGCCTCTGCCACCGAATGACTGGGTGGAGATGTGCGTGCTGTGTTTTGGCAATGACTTTATGCCGACCATCGCAATGTTCTCATTGCGTGAGGATGGATATGCACGAGCCGTTCATTATATGAAAACGCAAAGTCTGGAGGGAGCAGCAGATGATGAACTCAAGGTACTGACAAAACGGGCAAAGGATACGGATCGGCATATCGTATCTCGTGACAGCCACGCAATCGAAAGCCGTATGGCTCTCCATTTGATGGATGGTGTGATTGATTGGAATAAGGTTGTGTATGCATTTCAAAAGACATTTGCGTGGACTCTGCACTACTTCAAGACATCGGAGGTCTTGGATTGGTGCTGGTATTATCCATACCCCGAAGCTCCGTTGTTGGCAGCGATTGTAGACACTCCGAGGATCACGACATTTACCTGGGAGAACCCGACACCGCCGTTTGGGATCCAGGATCAGCTTGATTTCATTCTTCCCGGTCGAGGCAAGTTCCCAGATGAGATCTATGAAGAGGGTCCCGATTCACGCCATCCGTGGATGAAGGCTTACACATGGGAGACCGATCCGTATATCTCCCTGCCTTGGAACCCGTGTTTTAAGCCTACGACTATCTCCGAATTTGAAATCGCCCGTTTACCAGTCCCATCCTAGGTGCATTGCGAGTGTCAATCCTGGCCGGTGCAGGAGGTTCACCGGGTTGTGTACTCAGAAGCTGCGACTGAAGAACCACAGTGCTTTCAGGGATGTCAACTTCAAAGTTGTTTTCGTGCCGTGCAAAGTATTCAGATTCAATCTTTGACATTTCGTTGATCTTTTTCATTGACGTAATGCCTGAAGAATCCTGCATTGTTCTCCAGAAACGACGGATGTGATTGATGTAGGCAATCCGATATTCCCTTGCCGGGCGCGTCTTTACATTTGTGCGTAGCTGATCAAAACACGCCGCCACAGTTGGGTGTACGGGTTTGTTCAGTCGCCGATTCACAGAGTTGTGTACGCGAAATGTAAACAGCAAGAACTCTTCACGTGAGCTGAGCATTTGCGGATACAATCGGCGGTAAGAACTCAGGGCTACACCAAAATGTTCACGACAACTGGGACACGTGATTGTCACTTGAAACATATCCAGCCAGCTCTGCATCAGGGTTGATTCTGCGGGGAGCGGCTTATCCGGAAAACACGATGCCGCAGAGTGTAACGTCATCCAGCCAAGGGGTCCCCAAATGGACGTCATTACTTTACTTGACGACAATCATTCCAGATTCCATACCGCCTTCAAGGAGCTCACGAACGATGTGGGGCGGCGTCTTGGGATTCACGGTGATATTCGACTTTTTGAGTGCAGCACGAACTCCTGCTGCACTCATTTTGTCAACTGACTGCTTGATGGTCTTGCGACGGAGATCAGCACCCTTCTTCGTCACGATCTTCAGGGTAGAGCGCCTTGAAGGAGGAGGCTTGGCAGGATCTTTTACAGGCGTGAACTCAGATCCGCCCCGATTACGTGACCTAGTTCCCTTCATAACACCGCGAGGGAACGTCTTCATAGACTTATGACGACTGGGCTTGACTTCCGGCTCCACGTGGTCTACTTTCTGGATTTTGATGCCCGACATCGCTTATTCAAAACGGATAACTTTATTTACACGGAAGACACTACCAACAGTTACCATGACGTCCCTCCCTTCAGTCACTCCTCCTACGCCCTCTGCCACAATCAACGAATGGGATGCAGTTCGCGCCTACTTTAGCAATGGTGTTCGGAGGATGGTGGACCACCAGGTCGATTCGTATGAGGATTTCATTCGCCACAAGATTCCCCTGATTATTCAGTCGACTCCTCCCATCACGGTCTGGCACGAGCAGGATGAGATGATCAAGAAGTACAAGTATGAGTTCAAGCTGTATTTTGAGAATATTAGCTATATCAAGCCTCGCATCCAGGAGGCGACGGGGCGCGTGAAGCCGATGCTGCCGATGGAGGCACGCATCCGCAACTTCACCTATGCAGCACAGATGTATGTGGACATCCGGTTCGTGGCGCGCACGTACAAGGGTCCGATGCTGGATACCTATGATGAGGAGTCGCACGTGTTCGAGGGCATCAGTTTGGGCAAGTTGCCGGTGATGCTTGGTTCCAGTCTATGTCTGCTGAAGGACTATCCGATGAGCCTAGCAGAGTATGGTGAGTGTGCTCACGATCCTCTGGGCTACTTCATCATCCACGGCTCTGAGCGTACGATCCTATGCCAGGAGAAGGTGGCGGACAACCGGATTATGATCTTCCAGAACAAGAAGTCAGCATCCAAGCACACGCACTCGGTGGAGATCAAGTCTCTGCACGAGTCGTTCACGATGCCACCGAAGAAGCTGGAGATCCGTCTGAGCTCCAAGTTCAACGGATACGGAAACCCGCTCACGGCGTGTGTGCCACGTTTCCGCGAGGATGTGCCGGTGGTTGTGTACTTCCGTGCACTGGGTGTCCTAACTGATCGCGAGATTACGAAGATCGTGTGGGGTTCAGAGGATGATCTCCACGCTCATCTGCTGGCGGCATCCTTCCGCGATGCTTCCGAGCTTGGGATCTTCACTCAGCAGGAGGCGATTCAGTATCTGACCAATCACTTGCAGTACGGTACGAACCAGGAGGACAAGTGTGCCTATGTCCGCCAGCTTCTGAACTCTGAGTTCCTGCCGCACGTGCGCTTTGCTTCGGAGCTGACGACGACTCCAGTCCACAATGCCCGCAAGACGATGCTGATGGGTGCGATGATCCGCCGTCTGATCCTGACCTCTTGCAAGCAGATTCCACTGGATGACCGTGACGCCTACCCGAACAAGCGTGTGGTCACGACGGGTGCCCTGCTGACCCATCTGTTCCGCCAGCTGTTCCAGAAGGTCTGCAATGACACTCGCAATGAGTTTGTGCAGGAGGTCAACAACGATTCGTGGAAGCGTGGTGAGGGCGGTCCTCGTCCAATGGAGATCCTGAACGTGAACAATCTCTACAAGATCCTGAAGCTCTCAGCGATTGAGGGTAAGCTGAAGCAGGCTCTGGCTACGGGTAACTTCACAGTCCAGGGTCTTGGTTCGGCGGCCGCAATGTCGAATGCAACCAAGGTCGGTGTCTCGCAGGTGCTAGCCCGTATGTCGTATGCTGCGACGCTGAGCCATCTGCGCCGTATCCAGACGCCGGTTGAGAAGTCGGGTAAACTGCTGGCTCCTCGTAAGCTGCACGGTACCTCCTGGGGCTTTATGTGCCCAGTGGAGACGCCAGAGGGTCATTCGGTGGGTATTGTGAAGAATATGAGTCTGCTGACCTCGATCTCACAGCACGTGCCCTCGACTACAGTGATGCACTTCCTGCAGGAGTGGAAGGACATTACGTGGATTGACGTTCCCAAGGTCTACGAGGGTACATCGGTCACGATCAACGGTGTGATGGTCGGATTCACCAAGGATCCTCACCGCCTGGTGATCGCACTGCGGAAGGCAAAGCAGACTCGACGTCTTCACCCGCACATCTCAGTTGCCTGGTATACGCTGATGAATGGGATCTCGATTGAGACGGACGGCGGTCGTTGTGTGCGTCCCGTCTTCCGTGCCGGAGCCACGCCGCCCCAGGACACGAGCAGCTGGAACGAGTGGTGTGCAGCCAGTATTGACTACATCGACTCCTCGGAGACGGAGACGCTCAGGATTGCGATGAGCAAGACTGAGATGACGGACTCACACACTCACTACGAAGTGCATCCGTCCCTGATTGTCGGTCATATGGCATCTACGATCCCGTTGTCGGATCACAATCAGTCGCCCCGTAACACCTATCAGTCGGCTATGGGCAAGCAGGCTATGTGCATCTACGCCGGTAACTTTGCCAAGCGCCTGGACAAGAACGCCTATGTACTCTGCTCTATCGCCCGCCCGATCGTGGAAACTCGAGCGATGAACATCCTGAAGATGCACGAGATGCCCTTTGGGTTCAACGGTATTGTTGCAATCGCCTGTTACGGTGGCTACAACCAGGAGGACTCTGTGATTATGAACCGATCATCAGTCAAGCGTGGCTTCTTCCGCGGTCTGTACTACGGAATGTACAAGGACGAAGAGCACCGCAACGTGACCTCTGGTCGTGAGGAGAAGTTTATGAAGCCTCAGAAGCACAATACGCGCAAGTACAAGAACACGAGCTACGCTGCGGTGTCTGAGAATGGTCTGCCGATCATCAACTCGGTGATCAATGAGAATGACGTCATCATCGGCAAGGTCGTGAATCTGCGCAATGATGCTGCGGGATATGCCTTCCGCGATGCTTCGACAACGCACAAGAACTCTGAGCAGTGCCGTATTGACGGTGTGTGGCAGGACAAGAACTCAGATGGCTATCCGTTTATCAAGGTACGCACTGTGTCTGAGCGTGTCCCGCAGGTGGGAGACAAGGTATCCTCGCGCCACGGTCAGAAGGGCACCATCGGAATGATGATGGATGAGGAGGATATGCCCTTCACAGCGAGCGGTCTGCGTCCGGACATCATTATGAACCCTCACGCTGTGCCCTCTCGTATGACGATTGCTCAGCTGATGGAGAACATCTTTGGCAAGATTGGCGTTCGCAAGGGCACGCTGGGCGATGGCACGCCGTATTCACACCTCAAGGTTGAGGATCTGAAGAAGCATATGATCGATATGGGTCTGCATCCCTACGGCAACGAGATCTTGTATAACGGTCAGACGGGCGAGATGATGCAGGCGGAGATCTTTATGGGACCGACCTTCTATCAGCGCCTGAAGCATATGGTGATCGATAAGAAGCATTCCCGTGCTCGCGGTCCGATTGTGTCTCTGACTCGTCAGCCTTGCGAGGGCAGGTCACGTGATGGTGGTCTGCGTGTGGGTGAGATGGAACGTGATTGTATGCTTTCACACGGCATCTCGGTGTTTACCAAGGAGCGTCTGATGGATGTTTCCGACCCGTTCAAGACGGGATTGTGCAAGACGTGTGGCACGCTTGCTGTGGTGAATCCCGTAGAAGGAATCTATTCGTGTGGCGCGTGTGGAAATAAGACCGACTTCGTGATCAAGACCATCCCTTACGCGATGAAGTTGTGGATGCAGGAGCTGGAGGCGATGCACATTACGCCGAAGCTGATCCTTGAGTAGGATCCTCGGGAATCATCTCAGACAGACTCTGACCTGAAGGAGCCTTAGCCAACTTACTTGACTGCCGCCTAGCCTTGATACATGCATATGTGAAGAACCCTCCAAAAAGCAGGAACCCAACAATACAACCAACAGCGAGAGGCTCCATTTTTTAGTTTCCGCGTTCATTCTGAAAACTTGTCTCACCCTTTAAACAAAAATGGCTCCTACTCCTGTCTCCCCTGCTGGTAACTCGCAAGTCCCTGCAATGGGTGGTCGCCGTGGCACCCGCCGTGGTCCCTCCGCCAAGGCCCTCAAGCGCGTTCTGAAGTCGCACGGACTGAAGTCGTCCGGCAAGAAGGCTACGCTGCGTGCCCGTGCCAAGAAGGCTCACCTCCTCTCCAAGGCGTAAGGAGGAGCCTTCCGGCGACGTAAAGTCTTGCCATTAAACAATGCCCAAGACTCGCAAGGTACGCCGTGGCGGCGATGAAGATCCGGTTCTGATGGCTGCGAAAGCAAATCTCAGACCCACCCAGACAAAATGTGCAACTCGTGATGCATTTGGGAAGTGTGTGCTAGGAGGTCGTAAGAGAAAGACCCGCCGCCGCGCACGCCGTCACCACTAAACACATCAATCTAAGGCGCAGCACTGCGCCACCAATTGATGCGTCGCCTTAGGCTATAAATAATTTTTCTTGCCTTGTATCATACAAGCAATATGGGTGGTGGTCTTCTTCAGCTCGTCAGCTATGGTGCGCAGGATATCTACATCTCGGGCAATCCGCAGATCACGTTCTGGAAGGTGCTCTACAAGCGTCATACCAACTTCGCGATGGAGTCCATTGAGGTGACGTTCAACGGTCAGGCTGACTTCAACAAGCGTGTGACGGCTGTGATCAACCGTAACGCTGATCTGATGTACCGCACGTATGTGCAGGTGGTTCTCCCGGCGGTTGACTTTAACTCGGTCACCCAGCTGAACCGCTTCCGCTGGCTCAGCTACATCGGTCACCGTCTCATCAAGACGGTTGAGCTCGAGATTGGTGGCCAGCGCATCGACCGCCAGTACGGCGACTGGATGCAGATCTGGACCCAGCTGTCGCAGGACATCGGCACGGTTGAGGCGCTCAACGACATGCTCGGACACACCCACGACCTGGTGCTGATGAAGGACCGTCGTGGCTATGCGCTGGATGCCTCGTGCGCTGGCTCGGAGCTGACGAACACGTGCGCGCCCCGTGCCGGCACGCCCGCGCGTACGCTGTACATCCCGCTCCAGTTCTGGTTCTGCCGCAACCCGGGTCTGGCGATCCCGCTGATCGCGCTCCAGTACCACGAGGTGCGCATCAACATCGAGTTCGAGCAGTGGATCAACTGCACGTACTACGAGCTGGTGGGCAGCTCGGCGGCCCCGACGTCGATCCAGTCGCTCACGGCTGCCTCGCTGTACATCGACTACATCTACCTGGACACAGAGGAGCGTCGCCGCTTCGCCCAGCAGACGCACGAGTACCTGATTGAGCAGCTCCAGTTCACGGGCGCCGAGTCGATCACGTCGAGCTCGAACAAGATCCAGCTGAACTTCAACCACCCGGTGAAGGAGCTCGTGTGGGTTGTCCAGCGCGACTCGTATGTCGACTGCACGCCGTTCCAGACGTTCATCGCGGAGGTCAACGGAATGCAGCCGTTCAACTACACGGATGACTTCAGCACGGATGGCATCGTGATGGACGTCCTCGCGCGCGGCAACATCGGCACTGGTAACCTGGGTGGCGCCGTCCCGACGACCCAGGGTGACGGTCCTTCTGGACCGTACCTCCCGGGTGTGGGTGTCTCGACTGGCCCCTCGCTGGGCGGTGCGTCGTGGCTCGACACGGGTGTTACGTCGCTCACGTCGGCTGCCACGGAGCAGGGCGTGGTCTTCGAGGACACGACGAACTACCTGCTCGCCAAGGTCATCCTCCAGTCTGGCGTTCGCTGCGAGGGCAAGAACCCGGTGGAGGTTGCCAAGCTGCAGCTCAACGGACAGGACCGCTTCACGGAGCGCGAGGGACGCTACTTCTCCCGCGTGCAGCCGTACCAGCACCACACCCGCACGCCGACGCAGGGCATCAACGTGTACTCCTTCGCGCTCAAGCCGGAGGAGCACCAGCCCAGCGGCACGTGCAACTTCTCGCGTATCGACAAGGCGACCCTGCAGCTCACGGTGTCCGTCAACACGGTCCGCTCGGGACGCACGGCGCAGGTGCGCGTGTACGCCGTCAACTACAACGTGCTCCGCGTGATGAGCGGTATGGGTGGTCTGGCCTACAGCAACTAGAGACCGCCGAGGGCTCCACACAAGAAATCAACCAAGAAAACCAAAAACAAAATGAGGATGGAGCTCCATTCTGATTTTGACAGGTTGCAAAGGAAGAGAGTAATGAAGCTCACTGTGATTTCGGGTATCTACAATGAGGAGTATTTGCTGCCATTCTGGCTTGAACACCATCGGAAAATCTTTGATCACGGGATCATCATCGATTGGCACTCGACAGACCGGTCATTGGACATTGTGCGTGAAATGTGCCCTACGTGGGAAATCAGGACAACTGTGAATGCCACCTTTGGCGCAGATGAGATTGATCAGGAGCTGATGAGCATTGAGCGTGAGCTGTCTGGATACAAGATGGTTCTGAATACAACTGAGTTCTTGATCAGCGCAAAGCCCATTCGCGAACTGATTGCAAATGCACTGGATCGCAACTATTCCATACAAGGACTGGGCGCTATTTCATCGGATGTTGGAACCTATCCGAATACCTTGCAAGAGATGATGAGCCGGGTTGAGCGAGTAAATGTCACGCGCAGAATGTATCGGTCGCTGTTCTCATATCCCGATGGAAAGTACGGACTTGGGCGTCATTATCCGTCACATCCAGTCACTGCAGATATTCCTGCTTATGTGATGTGGTTTGGCTTCTATCCCTGGAATGAAAAGGCGATTGCAAGGAAGCTGCAGATTGCGGATAGGATCCCACCTCACGACCGTGCACGTGGATATAGTTACCACCATCAGTGGAACCGAGAGGAACAAGAGCGCCAGAAGGAGATTTGGACTCGCGAATCCGTGCCGTGTGCGGAAGTGCGTGATCTGGTTTTCTGTTTACAGGCTGTAGCGTCAAACTAAAGAAAATGGCGTGTCGAATCTGTAAGACGGAGACGTGTGAGGACGTGATCAAGCTTGGAAATCAGGTCATTACGTCGCGGTTTCCCAAGGTTGGTGAGCCTATGCCTCCCAGTACGCCGATGACGCTGATGATGTGCAATACGTGCGGACTTGTTCAGCTCCGTGATCTGGTTGCTGGATCGGAGATGTATGAGCATATGTATGGCTACCGTTCGGGTATCAGTGGGACGATGCGTGCTCACCTCCGGGAGTACAATGATGAGATTATGCTCCTTGCCGCACTTGAGGATGGCGATGCAGTTCTGGACATCGGAAGCAATGATGCCACTCTTCTGAAGATGTATCCCGAAACTCTGAAGCGTCACGGATGCGATCCTACCGGTGCGCAGTTTGCAAGCGAGTATGAGGGTCTCTTCCTGACGCCGACATACTTCACGAAGGAGGCAGTGGCTCCGCTTGGGCTGACCTACAAGGTCGTGTCGTCGATTTCGATGTTCTACGATCTGCCTGATCCGGTCCAGTTTGCTCGCGACATCTACTCAGTCCTTCACGAGGATGGTCTGTGGACGTTTGAGCAGAGCTACATCAAGACGATGCTTGAACGCAATAGCTTTGACACGATCTGCCACGAGCACGTTGAGTATTACGGCATTCGTCAGATCAAGCACATCCTTGATCTTGCGGGATTCAAGATCGTGCGTGTCAGTCTGAATGACTGCAACGGTGGAAGCTCGCGTATCTTTGCGGCAAAGAAGGAGTCCCGTTGGACGGAGGATATCCGGATAGTCCAGAAGCTCCTGGATGAGGAGGAACATCTCTCAAATCCAGATACATATGCCATCTTTATGGCGTGCTGCGATGTCGAGATCGCCAAGCTCAAGGCTCACCTGGCTACGGGTGCCACCACCTATATCTATGGTGCATCCACCAAGGGCAACTGCCTTCTGCAGTATGCGGGTATCGGTTCGGAGCTTGTGAAGTATGCTGTTGAGCGCAATCCGGCAAAGGTTGGATGTGTGACGTCGACTGGTATTGAGATTATCAGTGAGGAGACGATGCGTGCTGCGCCACCTGCATACCTTCTGGTTCTGCCTTGGCACTTCAAGACAGAGATCATCGCTCGCGAGTCCGAGTTCATCAAGGCAGGTGGCAAGCTGATCTTTCCTCTTCCCACGTTTGAGATTGTGGGAGATTCGCCGGCGTAGTCACAATGTTGCTGGAGGTATCACCTGGAGAGGGCTTTGATAAGCTCTCTATTCTTGAAATCAAATACCGCCGGATCGCATCCCCTGAAAAACAAGAAGCCATCTCGCGAGAAATCAGTGCACTATCCGCCGTTCAACTACTCAAGGAACGCTACTCGTTTGAGTATGCCTCCCTCGTGCACGTGAATGAAGAGATGTGGGACCTGACAGAAGTTCTGGATCCAAAGAACCCAGACTTTGCAAAGATCTCTGAGCGTATTTTTGATTTGAATCGCCAGCGTTTCCGAGTGAAGCGGATGATCAACAATACGGAAAACTCGGAGCTCAAGGAACAGAAGAGCTTTGGAGACAAGCACTGTGTGATTGAGTTGGACGTCGATCCGTATACCCGGATCCCAGAGCTCTATTCAATTGTGTTTGAATATGACACTTTCTCGTTTGATCGTCCGTCCAAACTCAGACCGTTTGCAAACTTCTTGGACTCTGCTCCTGAAACATTTGACACGGTCAAGCTCTCTGCTTTGCAAAAGAAGATTGATGTGGGTCCACTTCGGTATGGATGTGGTGGGCGTCTTGGTGATACGATCCACCAACTGTCCATTGTAAATGAGATGTACTGGAAGACAGGGCGCAAGGGGATTGTGTATCTGTCTGCTACTCTGGGTGATCCGTTTGATCGTGACATCACTGCAACGTTTGATGACATCAAGGAAGTCATCTGTCAACAGGAATATATTGACTCCTTTCACCTTCATCAAGGCGAGGCGTTCGAGATTAATCTGAGCAAATGGAGAGGACCGCAATACAGTTATGAAAAGTCCTGGCATCAGACATTTGGAGAAGCATTTGGCATTCCGTGGAAGACGATGCCTTGGATCTCTGTTGTCCCGAATTTGCAATACAAGGATACGACGTTCATTAGTTGCGGAGACAATCGGCGAAACTGGATATTGCGGTATGCAGAGATGAGAGACCGTATCCCGAATCTGGTGTTCTTGGCAACAAGTCAGCAGATGTATGAAACCTTTGTGTTTCGCAATGGAGTGGAAATGCCGTATCTTGTTTGCCCAACCTTTTCTGATCTGGCAGGTGTCCTGATGGCGTGCAAAGGGTTGATTGGTAATTTGTCAATGCCTCTTGCTCTGGCGGATGCGATGTGGAAGCCTCGTCTGGCGATTATGTACAGCTTTGACTACGATTGTCGAGTTGCAATGCTCACAGACAGTAGGCACATCATTCACACTGAAGATTTAGATGCATTTGGATGGGAGATTCCAGTGCATCCTCATTTACAGTGATGTTCAACTGAATACTTAAATGCGCGTTCTTTGTCTGAGTCAGGCAGGTCAGGATGTATTTGCAAAGTATGTGATTGGTCGCAAGGGTACGTATCTTGATATTGGGTCGATGCTTCCGACCTTCCATAACAATTCGCGTAGTCTTGAGCTTGAGGGATGGGAGGGTCTGTCTATTGATTGGGCGGACTATACTCAGGAATTTCTTAAGCGCCGTCGCAATCCCTTTCTCTGTGCGGATGTCACAAAGATTGACTGGAATGAGACAGTTGAGAAGTATCCGTTCCTGAAGGACACGGTTGATTACATCTCCTTCGATGTTGATGATGCAACGCGGGTTGGTGTTGATCGGTTTCCGTTTGACAAGATCAAGTTTAGATGTATGACCATTGAGCACGACCATTACCGCGTTGGTCCTGAGCTTCGCGATTACCTTCGCAAGAAGTTCACTGATCTTGGATATGTTCTGATTTGTGCAGATGTGGTGGTCCCTGACACTGCAACGGATAAGTATGGTGCATTTGAGGATTGGTGGGTGAATCCCGCTCTGGTTGATATGGATCGTGCTGAGACGATTCGCTCGAATAACATCACCTATCTTGAGATCTTCAAGAAGATGGATCCTACACCGTACGCGTTCTACTGTCCGCCACCGTCATACGAGTGACTAACTGAGGGAATGATACCTGAGGCACCCAACCAAGAACTTCACGAGCTTTGGTCGGATTTCCAACAAGCAGATCCACTTCAGCCGGTCGATAGAACTTGGGATTCACCCGGAGGACCACACGACCAGTTTCGTCAATACCAATCTCATCTACACCTGATCCAGCCCACGTAATACTGTGTCCAGCTGCCTTGAATGCAAGCTCAATAAACTCACGAACCGTATGCGTCTCCCCAGTAGCCAACACATAGTCATCCGGAACGTCCTGCTGAAGCATCAGCCACATTCCGTATACGTAGTCCTCGGCGTGACCCCAGTCGCGCTTGGCATCCATATTTCCAATCTCCAGGGTGAACTCGGGATCCGAGTAGATCTTTGCAATCGATGTCGTCACCTTGCGAGTGATAAAGTCCTCTCCACGGCGCTCTGACTCGTGATTGAACAGGATACCGTTGCACGCAAACATCCCATAGCTCTCACGATAGTTCTTCACAATCCAGAAAGCGTACAGCTTGGCAACACCATAGGGGCTGCGTGGGTAAAAGGGTGTGGTCTCCGACTGAGGAACCTCAACCACCTTGCCATACAGCTCAGACGTGGATGCCTGATAGAAGCGAGTCTTTCCAGCCAGACCAAGACGACGGACTGCCTCCAGAATGCGGAGAGGACCAAGACCATTGACCTCTGCGGTATACTCCGGCTGTGTAAAGGATGTATGAACCTGCGACTGTGCAGCCAGATTGTAGACTTCAATTCGATCAGCATCGCGGAGAGGAATGAAGACATTCATAATCGACGTCGAGTCGCCCATATCTGCCTGGATGAGCTGAAGATTTGGGTTACTTAGAAGCTCGGCAATGCGACCAGTTGTCGGCGTTGAGGAACGACGCACAAGACCAATCACATCATATCCCTTCTCCAAGAGTAGCTCTGCAAGGTAGGATCCGTCCTGTCCAGTGATACCCGTGATGATGCCAACAACCATTTGCTTAGTCTGGATGGCGTTGTTTAAACGAAGAACAAACCGATACAGAGTGTAATGCGCTGTGTCTTTGTGTCGGATAAGAACCCAGTGTACACCGGGTTCTGGGAACAACAGGCAACCCATATGTGGACTATGTTTGGTCTGCGAAGCACGCTGTATTACATTACCGATGAAACGTCCGATTCGATGTTCCGCTCTGACTTTGCAGATGTTACGGTTATTCCTCTACTGACAACGGTGCCCGCAATTATCCAAGCCCTCTTTGCAAAGTGGTATTTCCCGGGTCTTGAAACATCACCCGAGCGAATCCTTATTTGCGACATCGACTGCTTCTTGCTTTCGAGAAGCTACATTACACGACTTGAAAATCAGACAAATCTCTATCATTTGAATACTCATTCAGGACTCTACCTCCCCGGATATTACGTGTCTGGAACACCGTCTCAGATCGGAGACTTCTTTCAGATTCGAAAGCACCGTGACTTTGAAGAGTTCTGCTTATCATTCCTGAACTCCGATTACGTTAAGAAGCTCGATCGGTCTGAAGTAAGTATTGTGAATGTAGAGGCATCACCTAACTGGATGTACTTTGGATCAGAAGAGCGATTTGGTGAAGTATGCCGATCAGCATATACTGGACCAGTGGCAACGGATGTCCATCCCAGCAAAGACAACAAGAATCGTATCGATCGCGAGACTGAATATGATCAAGTGCTGTTTGCCCAAGGAAAGTACATTGACTTCCATTGCCCTCGTCCATTTGAGAAGAACGCAGACACCATACGAGCTATCCTAAAGAAGGCAAGAGAACTTCCCTCATTTTGCATCGTTTACTTGGCGTCTCCTCGTGGATTTCACGTAGGCGATATTCCGCGTATTGAGCTATTGCGTACATCTCTCCGGATCACCAAGAAGTATTTTCCAACCACCGACATCTACATCTTCCACGAAGATTACACATCGGAAGACAAGGCAAGTCTCCCTCCTGTGAAGGAATACATTGCCGTTGACTTTTCAGGTCAGGACGATAAGTTTGATCCCTCGTATGGGAAACCGAAGGGATATATGATGATGAACCGCTTCTTCAGTGGCATTATGCAGTCGTATCCGCAGATCCAGCGATACAGTCATTATATGCGAATGGATGATGACTCGTTCTTGCTGGAACCCTATCTTACGGAAGAGCACGTCAAGAAAACTCACCTGAACCAGGATTACGTATACCGCGTGATCTACAAGGAGGAAGGCACCATTGCTCGCCACCAAGGACTCTACCAGTTTACGTTAGAGTTCTTGCGCGAAGAGGGATATGCTCAGCACATCCCGACTCTTGTGAAGCATCTGAAAGATGTGGGCTTTCTGAAACCCGATGGATCCTATACATGTGATGCGCCTTACAACAACTGGTATGTGTCTTCGATGCGGTTCTGGAACAACTCCCTGATTCAGAAATACATTCAGAAGCTTGAGCGGGAAGGAGGAATTCTGACCAAGGGTTGGTACGAGTCAACCATTCAGGCGATGATGATCCGCATCTTGGCTCTGTTCAATGGAATGAAGATCCTGCACGATGGCTCTTTTGGATACCGTCATAACCTACACTTTGCAGTGCTTAATTCGAAAAGCCACGTCCATATCGGATCCGAGCCGTTTTACCCAAAGGGAGCTCTGCTAGAAGATCAGCCCACTGCTTCTTGATTGCTTCATTACGAGCCGTGCGATCTTCGGGAACATAAACAAAGTTTTCCAGCAACTGATAGAGATGTTCTGTGCTGTTGAAGATGTGTGTATTAGGCGATGCAAAGACATCATAGATGCACGACAAGTCAATCCAATGTGCTTCACGGTCAAACTCTTCTAGGTTCTGAGGATGTTTACCCCAGTACTGCGTAGTGTTCCAGATATGGGGCTGCGTCATCCAGAACTCGCGAGATGGAAAGAACATTGGAAGCCCACCCGAAAACTGCTCAAACATACTCATTGTAGGTGTTGCATCGTAAGGGAAGTGGATGATACCTCGGTAGGTTCCAAACTCAGACCAAGGAATAAACCTTTCTCGAGTATTAAGCTTTCGATAGGTGATCAACGGATGCGGCTCTCGAGCCTTTTCAGAGTAACAGTAGAAGGTAGGTTTGGAAGGCGCATATCTCATTCCTGCATATGTTCCCAGTGTCGGGATGTAGCGAGGCATAAGACCAAGACCCTTTGCGGTGTACGACTGATCACACCGATTGTTGGATACCATCCAAAGCATTTTTGCATTGTGAAGGCGATAGAGGCAGGCGTGAAACTCACCCCGCATTCTCATATCGAGACTCCAACAGTATGGAAGATCATACCGGACAGCATTCATCATAATAATTGGCTTTTTGTACTTCTCAAAGACCAGTGCAAATACACTTGCAAAGCCAACGACAAATCCATCAAATGACTTTAGGAAACCATCGTATTCTCTTTGAAAATCTTCTATCATTCTGGGAGTCATATTCTTCCACGTATTGTTATTGATCGCTAATGGCGATGCATACTGTTTCCCCATGATAGGGGCAGCTTTTGACATACACCACTCAGTCAACCGCACTTGAGGACAAGCAGATTTGAAGTCCTCAAGAACGGAGATGTGTAGATCCATTCCAAAAAACTGCATTTACATTCTCTTAGGAATACAATTAGGATGGTTCACGTATTCTCGTTCTGTCTTTATGGACCGCCAAATCCTAAATATTATCCTATTCCGATATTGGAGAATATCTACCTTATTGGTACTTATTTTCCCGAATGGAAGGTTGTGATCTACGTAGCACCCGATGTACATCCTGATTTTGTCAAACAGATGTCTGACTATTCAAATGTTGTCATCCGATACACAGGTGTTCTTGGTGCAGCAAATATGATCCATCGATTCTATGCAATCGATGAACCGAATGTTGAGACGATGATGGTCCGCGATGCTGATAGTCGGGTCCACTGGAAAGACCGATGGGCGATCAAGCAGTTTATGAAACATCCCAACTTTGTTGCACACTCGATTCGAGACAACCAACAACATACATCCAAGTTGATGGGTGGATTGTGGGGTCTGCGTAAATCAGCAGGTCTAAATATGAAAGAGTGCTATGAATACTACAAGTCAGATCCGTGGGTAGAACCTGGCGGTGGATGGGGACACGACCAGGACTTTTTAAGCTACGTTGTCTACCCTAAGATTGTGGATCGAATGCTTGTCCACCATTGCAAGGGTCGTCTTCGTCTTGGAGAAACTGGTAAGGAGTTTCCGTTTGAATGGAGCAATGATTGCTTTTGCGGTCGGACTGAAGATGAGACTTTTCGAGACTCTGCTGATGCGGTCGAACTTGTTAGATCATCTCAGCCGATCTATTCATTTCTCAACAAGAAGTAAATGAAGAAGGTCGGATCTCGCGCTCGTGTTATGCACGGAACGGCACTGCAGA